CAATATGATAAACTGGCATATAAACTGCGAATGCAGAATAAAAGGCTTCAATCATTCTGTAAGAATAATGATCTTCAATTGCAAGGCGATAGAACGAAGGTTTCTGGATTTAATAAAAAACAGTCTGCGATTGCAAATGGACGAGCAACGTCTTATGAAAATAAAATCGAAAAAAATGGTACAACGAAAGTGGAATAATATGTTATTATAATAATGTGTTAACCATACATACTTGGTTATCCACCTTTCTTTAATTAATGCAGTGGAACTCAAGCGAGACAAAAACTCACCGTCATAGCCGGAAACTCCCCAAATGAGGTAAAGCAAATGAAAAACATTGTTACGTGCTTTACCAAAGAAGAAAAAGAGCATATAAAAGAATTGTGTGATTTTACACCGACAGAAGAAACGCTCTTTGATTTACGGAAGAAAGAAAAGTCGCTAGAAGAATGTGCAGAAATTATGCATATTTCGACTAAGACAGCCGGACGTATTAACGTCAAAATGCAACATAAAATTCTTAAGGTAACTGGACAACATTTCACATAACTTTCTCCTCATTAAAGGCATCCGTTAAGGGTGTCTTTTTTGTGTCCTTTTAATGGGGTTTTACTGGGGTGGTTCAATTGTGCTGTTCATAATAAAATGAAGATAGAAAGAGAGGTTTATTATGTACGAGTATCAGAGATATAACCAGTATTCTTATCCTCAATATCAACAGCCACAGCAGATTCAACAGCAATTCCCACAACAGATCATGCCGCAACAAGCTGGACTTTGTGGAAGAATGGTTAATTCTGTTGAGGAAGTCACAGCAAATGACGTTCCCATGAATGCACCATTTGCCATTTTCCCGAAAGCAGATGGATCAGAAGTTTATATAAAATCGTGGAGTGCTAATGGCCTTATTCATACAGTGACATATAAACCGCAGTTAGACGGAAAGCAAAACGAATTACCGAAAGAAGACACTGCAACATTGTTTGCCCCGATAATGGAGCGATTAGACCAGATAGAAGCTAAAATAACTCAGTCCCAGAGGACTACCAGAGCAAAGAAAGAGAGTGATCCTGAATGAATTTAATGCAGATGATCCAGTGCGGTGGAAACCCTAAGATGATATTAAGTCAAATAATGAACAACTCTCAATTTTCAAATAATCCGATCATGAAAAATACATTCGACATGATGAACCGTGGAGACAGTAAAGGGCTGGAACAGCTTGCCAGAAATTTGTGCAAAGAAAAAGGTCTAAACCCGGAAGAAATCATGAGCCAGTTTAAACATTGATACTATTCTTGCAAGATTATGTATAAATAAATTTTATTAGGAGGAACACATATGTTTAATTCATCTCCAAGTTTAGCGGACATTGCCGCCGTTACTGGTGGAAACCGTAATGATGGTGCATGGGGCGATGGTGGTTGGTGGGTTCTCATTATCCTCTTTGCCTTATTCGGTGGATGGGGCGGTTATGGATTCGGTGGTAATGGTGGTGGCGGTTATACCGCAACTGCGGCTACACAGGCTGATATCCAGAGAGGATTTGACAATTCAGCAGTCATAAGTAAGCTTGATGGCATTACAAATGGTCTTTGTGATGGCTTTTATGCAGTAAACAACGGAATGCTGACAGGATTTAACAGCATTCAGCAGGCAATTAATGCGGACACAGTAGCAGGAATGCAGAATGCAAATGCTATTCAGTCTCAGCTTGCAAATTGTTGCTGCGAAACTCGTGAAGCTATCCAGGGTGTAAACTTCAACATGGCGCAGAACACTTGCGCATTACAGAACACCATGAACAACAACACGAGAGATATTATCGACAGCCAGAATGCCGGAACAAGAGCGATACTTGACTACTTATGCCAGGATAAGATCGCAACGTTGCAGGCAGAAAATAATGATTTGAGACTTGCAGCATCACAGGATAGACAGAACGCACTTCTGACTACCGCTATGACAGCACAGACAAATCATATTATCAGTGCTGTTAATCCATCGCCAATCCCAGCATACCAGGTGCCAAACCCGAACACATACATTCCGTATGGATGTGGTTGCAATACTGGATGCGGATGTTAGACAACTGAATAATTAAAGTATCTTAATCGACAAGATTATGTCTGCATAGCAGTATTACTTAAACACAAAGGGCAGACTTTAATGTTTGCCCTTATATTTTTGAAAGAGAGGAAAATATTATGTCAGAATTTACAGCCAATGCTTTACAGACTGTCCTGCAAGGAGAAGATGTCGCATTTACTGAGACACCGGTTTGTGGAACAAAATGTATCGTTCACAGACAGGGAAGCGGAGTAGTTAAATTAAGAGGAATCACAAACCAGTGCAAAGCCAGATTTCTTGTATCTTATAGTGGAAATATCCAGATCCCAACCGGTGGAACGGTGGAAGCTATTTCTCTTGCAATCGCAATTGACGGAGAACCTTTACAGTCTACAAGAATGATCGTGACACCTGCGGCAGTAGAAAACATGTTCAATGTATCTGCACAGGTTTATGTAGATGTTCCTTGTGGATGCTGCAGCACAATAGCGGTTCAGAATACATCTGGACAGACTATCGAGGTACAGAACAGTAATTTAATCGTAGTAAGGGAGGCTTAGTATATGCATATTGAAAGAATTCATAAAATGCTTGAATGCCTTGCTGAAAAATCCTTATGTGAGATTGAAAAAGGGATTGAGAATGTCAACACAGAAGAAATGGGAGAAGTGATCGACATGATAAAGGATCTGTCAGAAGCAGAGTATTATGCCACAATTACTAAGGCAATGAACGAAGCGGACGAAGCAGATATCATGGAGAAGCTTTTAGAGTATGGGGATGACCGAAGATATTACGACCGGTATCGTTATGCTGATGGAAGATTTGCACCGAAAGGCAGAGGAAAACGAAGAGGATATGATGAACCCCCATATTATCACATGTACCCGGATGATTACGAAGATACAGAGCACATGAGAGACATGGATAAGAAAGACCTGAAAAGGATGTATACAGATACCGGAATGATGGGAGATAGATCATATCAGAGGGATTCCAGAGAGGGAAAAGCCGGTATTTCCAGACGTACTTATATGGAGACCAGAGAAAACCATCATGGCAATTCAGAGGAAGATAAAAAAGAGCGTGCAAAAGCAAGAAAAGATTATTTGCGAGATATGCAGATGGATATTACTGAAATGACATCAGATGCAGCCCCGGAAGAAAAGCAGATGTGGAGAAATGAATTACAGATGATGTTACAGAAAATCTAAGAGGTGAGCGCAGTGTTTAAAATCAATGATATTGAATGGAATATTTTATATGTAAATCCTAATAGTGAATGCTTGATGCGTTCAGATGGAACAATTACACTTGGTGTTACAGATTGGAACAAACGAACGGTTTATTTGTCAAATTCATTAAGCGGAAGTCTGTTAGAGCGAGTTCTATCTCATGAGTTGGTACACTGCGCTTCGTTTTCATATGACTGCCAAATTCCAATAGATGTAGAGGAAATCGTAGCGGATTTTCTGTCTCTTTATGGAAAAGAAGTCGTTGGTATAGCAGATGATATTTTGAATGGGGTAATTGAAAATGGATGTTATAAAGCAGTATGAGGACTATATAGGGCTTAAAAAAGAATACATTAAAAATCCTACATTGGAAAATAAAAATGCAATGATAGCCAAATTAGAAGAGTACGGAAAGTATATATACGACCAGTGCAACAGATTAAGAAAGGATTGCATTGTGGAAGAAGAAAAAGAAGTACTTAGAAGGTATTTCGGTGGGAAATAGCAAAAAGGGGCGGAGCAATCTGCCCTTTTTAAAATGGTACAAAAAGTTGTTTAAAATAGGTTAAAATATATATTGAAAAGAATATTAAAAGTACCGGACAGAAAAAGGGATTCTGTTCGCTAACCTAGAATAGTTATAGGATGATGCATGGCACGTCCTATTTTGGGCGTGCTTTTTTATTTTTGGGAATTAATTCAGTGGAAGAAGACACGGCTTATATCCGGGTTGTCGAGGGTTCGATTCCTTCATTCCCAATTGCCAGCTATGGAGTAAATAGCAACTCAATCGTGCCGGACTGACCGGAGTAACAACTTGGAAAGAAAGAGGTAGAAACATGGTAAACGTAGCAAACGAATTAAAGAAACTCGGAATTGAAGTTTCAGACGAACAGAAAGAGTCTCTTAAAAAGAGTATGGGCGAAGAGCTGTATTCCAAAGAAGAAATGGAAGACAAAGTTAAAAAAGCTTCATCAGAATCCGAACAGTGGAAAACCCGGGCAGAATCAGCAGAGAAAATGCTTGAAGGGTTGGATGGAAAAAGCCCGGAAGACATTTTAAGAGAGCGTGATGACTGGAAGAGACAGGCAGAGGATTCCAAAAAAGATTACGAAGCCAAAATCGCAGAGCATGAGAAGAATGAACTTTTGGAAGAAGCATTTGCGGAAATCGAGTTTACTTCTGAATCTGCAAAGAAAGCCATTATGGAAGACATTTCCAAAGGCGTAAGCGTGAGAAATGGAAAGCTGATAGGGTTTAGTGATCTTATTGAGGAAGCTAAAAAGACAGATGCAAATGCATTTGTAAATAAGCAGAATCCGCCGGCGCATTTTACAAAACCGAATGAAAACAATTCAGGTGGTGATAAGCATACAACAAGAGAGAGCATTTTATCTATTGAAGATAGATCAGAACGTCGGAAAGCAATTGCCGAAAACATTTCTTTATTCCAACAGTAAAGGAGTTTTATATGAACAAAAACAGATTAACGATGAACACAAATTTGCAGTTCTTTGCAGCAAACGCAGGACTGATTAAAACAGAAGACATTGATGTAACGGCAAGGGAAATTGATTTTGTCACATCTTTTGAAAGAAACTGGGAAGCTTTAAGAGAAATCCTTGGAATTTCAAGAGCAATTAGAAAACAGCCTGGAACTGTTCTTAAAAGCAAATATGTAGAAGGAACGTTAGCGAGTGAAACTGTAGCAGAAGGTGATGTGATTCCAAGAACACATTACACGGTAAAAGAGAAACCTTATGCAGAGATTACTCTTGGAAAATATGCAAAAGAAGTTTCTATCGAAGCTGTCGAGAATCATGGATATGAAGTAGCTTGTGAAATGACAGACGAAGAGTTCCAGACAGACCTTCAGGATGGAATTACAACAAAATTCTACAACTATCTGAAAACTGGTACACTTACAAACACTGCAAAAACATTTCAGATGGCTGTAGCTAAATCCATTGGATCTGTCAAGAATAAGTTCAAGTCAATGCACAGAACTGCTACAGGAGTTGCAGTGTTTGCAAATATTATGGATTTCTATGATTATCTTGGAGATTCAAACATTACTTTGCAGACAGCCTTCGGACTTAACTATATCAAAGGATTCCTCGGAGCAGACGTTATGTTTCTTTGCTCTGACAACGAAATCCCAGCCGGAAAAGTTCTGGCAACAGCTGTAAACAACATTGTTGCTTATTATGTAGATCCATCTGACGCAGATTTCAAGAAAGCCGGTCTTTCTTACACTGTCAGCGGAGAAACAAACCTTATCGGATTTAAGGTAAGAGGCGATTACGATTGCGCAACCAGCGTAACTTATGCACTGTTAGGATTTGTACTTTTTGCAGAGTACATTGATGCAGTAGCAAACGTTTCAATCACACCGGGGGAATAGATCCCACTACACAGGCGGTAAATGCTAGTGGGGAACTTACGGAAGAATACTTAAACTCTCTTACAGTTGCAGAAATCAAGGCACTGGCAGAGAGGAAAGGGTATTCACTGACCGCAACAAAGAAAGCTGATATTATCAGCGAAATCTTATCACAGCAATAAGGAGTGTGGAGCAATGTCATATGTAGATTTTGAATATTACCAAACTAAATATGGTGGAAGTTTGTTCGAAAGCGAAGAAGACTTTGCTCCATATGAAAGAAAAGCAGAAAGAAGAATCAATGCGATCACATCAAACAGGATTGTGTTTTATCCTCAGCCAGAATCAGAGGATGTATGGTGGGATAATATCAAAGATTGCACCTGCGAAATAGCTGAATTGCTAAAGAATGTATCTGAGTACTCCGCGGCAGTCAATAACTTTGGTGTTATTTCAAATACAGACGGAACTGTAAAAGGGAAAATGATTAAGAGCATGACTTCTGGAAGTGAATCAGTATCTTATGATGCAGGAGCGTCTTCTTCGACATTGGTAGATCTTGCAAAATCAGAAACGGCACTTAATAGTAAGTGCTACGATATTGCATCAAATTACCTAACCGGAATGGTTGATTCAAGGCATGAAAACCTTTTGTACATGGGAGTTTAGTTTATGGGAATCGGATATAAAGATGCCGTGGTTTTATATAACAGGCATTACAACGACACTTTAGAAACTGAATATTATTTCGGTACTCTATTTGAAAATGTAAGAATCGAGCTTACACAGGCAGAGAACATAAGCAAATCTGGAATGAAAGATGCAGATAGTTTTCTTGTAAAAATCCCGAATGACGGCACATTGAATTATGCTAATCCACCAGACTGGGAGAACATGAGCGAAGAAGAAAAGCTAAAGCATTTCACTTTAAGAAGTAATGATTTTGACTTCGTAGTGATTGCAAAAAAAGATGAACTTCTCATTGATAGGGAATTGCCGGTTGGATTAATTAATTCAGACGATTATCCGGGTAAATTCTTCCAGTACATGGTAAATGAAAAAGGGAATTGCTACAAAGTGAATACTATCGGTGTTTACAGCCTTATACCAAGGTTTGAGATTGGAGGTAAATGATTTGGATGAAAAGCCAAAAATAATGCTTGTATCAGATGCAGAAACTGCTCAAAGAGCTATCCTTGATATGATAAATAGTTATCCAAATTTTCCGCCCGGTTTCAAACCATCAAATTCAACAATCTTATGGAACAGCATAAAAGATACTCAGTCTATTGGAGTTTTTCCGGCGCAGGATCCTGTTTATTTGAAAAAATATGTCAGCGGTTCTTATGTCGGACAAATGACGTTCCAGATCGTATACAAAAGCAATCCAACAACAAACAAGGATAATATTGCAGCAAGCAATCTGCTTGAAAATATTGCAAAGTTCCTTGAAAGTGGAGAATTTACATTAAAAGATAAAAATTTTGTTGTAGAACAAATCAACCGCACATCGGATGTATTTTGCGGTACAGCAGATGGGAAAACAACAGAATTAGCAATTAATATGCAGCTTAAATATTTTTATAAAAAATAGGAGGAATACTCATGGCAAAAGACAGAACTAACATGGTCTCACTTTTGGATATTGGAAGCCTTATGGGTGGAAAAAGTGAAAAGCTTGCTGAAATGGGTGATGGTTTCACAGAGCTTTCTGAAGACTGGGGACCTAACACAGAAAGCACACAGTACGTAAACATGAAAAATGCAAGCAACTCTGTAAAAGGGTATGCATTTTCAATGTCTCCAGAAAGAGAACATTTGTCAGATGAAATGCAGACAGTGTTTAATGATGTTTTTAAAAAACTTCCAACAGGAGATCAGTGCGAGACATATTATTATCGCTTCTTTAAAGCTGATATTACAAGCGGATCCGGCGATTGTATCCGTGTCCCAGTAACTGTATGTGCATCAAGCACTGGTGGAGCGGGTGGTGATATTTTAAAGTCTACAGTCCAGATTAATGGAAATGGAGATGTAGAACTTGGAACAATCACTATTGCTGGTGATGGATCGTTCACATGGGCGCCTAAAGTAAGCGCTTTTGCTTTGGATGAAGATTACCCAGTTTCATAGGTGTTAATTAAAAATTAGCATATGTGGGATGCCTACCTTTCCTTGGTGTCCCACATTAGGAAAGGATGTTAAAAATGGAAGAAATTAAATTAAGCAGTGGCATAAAAAAAATTGCAATAAAAGACGAAGACGGAGATCTTATTACAGTTATAACAGTAGATACAGCGAATGCAGACACAGCTAAGAAGTTTGCAGGTGTAATTGATAAATTAAATAATATATCTCAAAACTGTGAAAAAGAAGCCGCCGAATGGAGAAATAACCACAAAGACGATATGAATGTGGATGATATTAATGTGGATGCAGCATTAGAACTGAACAGCATTCGTGTAAAATATCTTAAGCAGATTACGGAAAGTATAGATGGGTTGTTTGGAGAAGATGCCATGAAACAGATTTACGGAGATATTGTCCCGGATGAACTTGCAATCGTGGAGTTTGTAGAGCAGGTTATCCCTGTTATGAATAAGCTTTTCAATAAACGTTTTGAACAGGTGCAGAACAGATACAATGTAAGAAGACGTGGGGCAAAATAATGAACAATGTCATGCTGGACAATTTGCCTACTGAATGGAACGGATACAAAGTAAATACCGATTTCCGCATAGGTATGCAGATTTATATTTTGCAATATGACAAAGAAATGAATGAGTACGAGAAAACAACTTCTATTCTTTATCTTATGTTCTCTGATGAATACGGAGAACTTAGAGACCATCCACAGCACAATGAGTTAAATGAATGTATTTCCTGGTATTTAAACGGATGGTATCACGACAATACCGGCAGTAGCAAAAATACAAAGCGTTTTATTGACTATGATGTAGATCAATGGAGAATATATGCAGATTTTTTGCAGATATACGGTATTGATTTGTCCGTAGCAGATATGCACTGGTGGAAATTTAATGGCTTGATCTGGAATATGCCAAGAAGATTATCTTCTCTCATGGAGGTAATTGAGATCCGACAGAAGAAGATTGAAAAGAACATGAGTTCCAAAGAAAAAGATGCAATCAGAAACGCACAAAATATATATGCTTTGGAACAGTCAGAAAAAGAGTATACCAGCGAAGAAAAAGAAAAGATAGACGATTACGATCGTATGATGGAAGAAATAAGAAAGCAGAAAGAAACAGAACAGGAAGCATTGAAACAGTTTAAGAAATGAGGACTTTAGCATGGCTGAATATGATGGCGAAATCAGAATAAAAACGTTGATTGAAAATGGAGAAGCATCTAGTAAGCTCATGCAGATGGAATCACAGTTTCAGAAGCTTGCAAGAGAAGCTAGCAATGTATCGGAAAAAATGAGAGAGCTTGCAAAAGCAAAAATCCCAACCGAAGAATATAAGAACTTAGGCAAACAGTTTGATAGTTTAGTATCAAAAGGTCAGAACCTCTCAGAAAAACTGAAAGAAACAGAAAAATACACGCCATCAAAGCAGTATAAAGAAGCAACAAAGCAATTGGAAGAATTGCGATCCAAGCTGTCGCAATTGCAAAACAGGCAGGAAAAATTCCTTGCTACCGGAGGAAACAAAAAGAGCCGGACATACAAAGCAATGCAATATGATGTAGAAGATTTATCTAAATCGATTGCGTACGTTCGCGGCGAAATAAAAAGCATGGAGCAAACAGGCGATGATAAAGTGCTTTCCTCAAAATGGGTAGACCTCAAGAACAAAATGGCAGAAACGGGAAAAGAAGCCGCAAACGTTAAGGCGCAGATGAGGGAACTCGAAAGCTCCGGAAAAGCATATTCCGACCCTACAAAAACAGAAGAATACAAAAAGCTTTCCAACAAGCTTGCAGGCATCACAGATCAGCAAAACGTATTAAATCAGAAGATGAGAGAAACCGTTGTCAATGAGAAATCTATTGGTGCTGGTGCGAAGAACATTGAAAAAGTAGGAAAATCAGCAAAAAAATCCTCTGGCTTAATATCTGACATGACGAAACGAATAAAGCAGACAGTAGTTAGTTTTATAATATTCGGTGCGGTTATGAAAGTATCTCAGACCATATCTAAGGCATTTACAGAAGGTATACAGAACATGGCGAAGTATTCTTCTGAATTTAATGGAAAAATGTCTGAAATGGCAAGTGCATCGGCTACATTGAAAAATTCTATTGGAGCATTGACAGCACCTATCATATCTGCATTGACACCAGCAATAGTAACCTTATGTACATGGCTTACAAATGCCATTAATGCCATGAATAGATTTATTGCGGCTATAAGCGGAAAAAGCACTTGGACAAAGGCAAAGAAGCAGCAGGTTGACTATGCGGCATCTCTTGATAAAACATCCGGTTCTGCCAAAAAAGCAGCTGGAGCATTGGCGGCTTTTGATGACTTGAATGTATTGCAGAAAAATGATTCTGGAAGCGGTAGTGGTGGAACTGGTAGTGGCGGATCTGATTTATATGAAGAAGTTCCTACTTCCAGTGATTTGACAAAAAAGTTACAGCCTTTTCTTGATTTTCTTAAGAAAACAAAAGCATCTATTGAAAAAGGTTGGAGCGATACATGGAAGAAACTGGATATTTCATCTCAACTTGTCAACATCAAGGCAAGCGCAGAAAGCATAAAAAATACATTGGCTGATATTTTTACCGATCCATTTGTGCTTGCATCAGTCGATAATTTTGTGCAGACCGTAGCATATTCTCTTGGAAGCATGGCGGCATCCGTGACCAGCATCGGAGCAACGATCGCAGAAAACTTTGTTGGTGGAATGGCGATTTTTCTTGAAAATAATTCATGGGATATCAAAGGATATATTCAAAAAATGTTTGATGTGTCGGCAGACATAGCAGCACTTGCAGCAGATGGATTAGAAGCATTTGCAAATGTGTTTTCAGTATTTGGGGATGAAAATGGACAGCAGATCACAGCTAACCTGATTCAGATTTTTTCGGATGCGTTCATGATGGTTACGGAGAATGCAGCAAAATTTGGAAAAGATATTATCGATTGCATCGTGACACCTTTTGTAGAAAATCAGGATGCTTTAAAAGATGCTTTGGATGGACTTCTTGGTGTGATTGCGGATTTGACAACGACTATATCAGACGGTGTACAGCATGTGACCGATAAAATCACAGAATTGTACGATGAACATATTCATCCGTTTATCGAAAATGTAAAAAATGGAATGAGTGAATTACTAGACATTCTCATAGAATCTTGGGAGACCTATATTCTACCAATTTTGGAAAGTTGGGCTGAAATGTTCGAAGATACATACGAAAACCATTTAAAGCCTGTTTTCGACAATATAATGGAATCAATTGGACTAGTTATAGACATATTAAATGGTCTATGGACAAATATTTTAAAGCCTATTATAGCGTGGGTTATTGAAAATATATTGCCAGTAGTATCACCTATTTTAAATAATTTGGGAAAAAGTGTAAAAGGTACTGTTGATACAATATTAGACTTAGTAAATGTTTTGTTAGCTGGTATAAAGTTAGTATTTTCTGCACTTAGAGTTTTATTTACCAAAGATACAGATAAAGCACTTAGGCATACAGAAAACTCCGTAAGAGGATTTGTAAACAGTGTAATTCAGTTGTTTGAAAGTATGGTAAATCATGTTATTAACGGTCTCAATTCATTGATTTCTGGCTTTAACAGCATTGGATTTGATTTACCTGATTTTTTGGGTGGCGGATCATGGCATCCAAGTATTCCGACAATTTCTACTGTAAATCTACCTCGTCTTGCCAACGGTGGCGTAACAACCGGAATGACACTTGCAGAAATCGGCGAAGCCGGAAGAGAAGCTGTCCTGCCGCTTGAAAATAATACCGGATGGATGGACGACCTTGCATCGAAGCTTGCAAGCAAAATGCCTGACTACAGCGGTGCAAAGACAGTAGTGCTGGCTGTGGATGGTAAAGAGTTCGCAAGAATCAATCTACCGTATTTACAGGACGAAGAAATAAGACTTGGGATAGCGGAGGGATAAGATGGTACATAAGTATACACAAGGACTTATCATTGATGGAATTACATATAATATCCCTATGGTGTCTATTCAAAGGACTTTGGATTTCTTGGAAAAGTATGCAGAGAGGACAGAGGACGGAGATATTCATATTGAGAGTATAGGAATCTATAAGAACTATACAATTTCAATTGGCACAATAGACGATTCGGGACTTTATGATAAACTGATGGATCATATAACAGATTGTGAAAACAGATTCCATCATGTATCTTTACCGGATGCAAGCAAGCAGTTTGATTTCTATGGGTATTTTTCATCAATTAAAGATGAAGTAGAAAAGGTATTTGACAACGGAGCGAAATATAAAGGCTTGTCTTGGAAAATGACGAGTAAAAAACCATTTAAGACACCGTAAGGGGGCATTTATGAGAACATATTGCAGGGCAGAAATGAAATTTATAGATGTTACCGCACTTGCGGATGCTTCGGTCACGACAGATGATAACCAGGGCATAGGTTCAATAGAGTTATTTGCAGAACAGACGGAACAGAAAAGTTATGGGACTTTTGAACTGAACCAATTTGTGCTAGATGGAAGTAAAAGCGTATTGACGGAAAATCCGAAAGACATTGCATTTTGGAATGATGCGTTATCGAAGGAAGATTGTACCTTTGAAACAGATCCTAAGATTACAGTCACGTTCCAAGAGCAGCACACGTCCGCAGCGATCACACTTTATTTTGAAGATGAGCCACCAGCAGAGTTGAAAATCACATGGTATACAATCGCCGGTACAAAATTAATCACAGAGACATTTTACCCGGACAGCCTTATTTATGTTTGCAATAATCAGGTGCAGAATTACGGAAAAATCGAGATTGAATTTGTAAGAACAAGCTTTCCACAGAGATATATTAAGCTTCAGTATATTTTATATGGAAAATATATCGTGTGGGATAAGGATATGATCCAGACAGCCAAGGTGCAGGAGGACATTGATGTGACCTCTGCAGCCTTGTCTATTAACGAAGCAGATATTTCAATTGTCGATATGAATAATGATTTTGACGCAGAAAACGAAAACGGAGCATGGAAGAGTGTGCAGAAAACGCAGGAAGTCACCTTGTCAGAGTTTAAGAACGGAAACATGATTCCTATGGGAGCATTCTTCATCAACGACTTTTCTTTTTCAAAGAATATTGCAAAATTTAAGCTGGTTGATGTAGTTGGGTTATTAGATAAGTATACATTTTATGACGGACAGGTATATAACAATGTCCGTGCAGAAGTGATACTGAATGCGATATTTGCCACTGCCGGTATCAAAAAATATACGATTGATGAAGAAGTCGGCAACATACTTTTAAGTGGCTATTTAGCCATCCAGACGTGCCGTAAGGCATTGCAACAGGTATGCTTTGCGTGTGGTGCGGTAGCAGATGACAGCCGGAGCGATACCATCAAGGTTTATAAGCCAGACAGATATGTGAAATCCACTGTCGGGACGGATCGCAAATTTAATGGAAATACGAAAGTATCTCTTGAAAAATATATCTCTGGTGTGAATATTGAGATGAAAAATTATGCATTGGAAGAAAAAACATCTGATATTTATAAGAAAACATTGCAAGTCGGAGATACGAAAATTACTTTTTCAAGTCCATATCTGCCATCGTCCATCACAGCAAGTGCCGGGACGCTGAAAGAAGTAAAAACAAATTATCTCATCATTAACATGCCGGATGCCGGACAGTGCCATATTACAGGTATTAAATATGCAAACACTGCTTTTTCTTATGAGAAACGTGTGGATAAAATCGAATCCGGGGAGACAGAAAATATAAAGAAATACAGCGGATGTACTATTTATAATTCTGATTTACTGCCGGATATCGCAGATTATCTTTTGAGTTACCATGCTTTAAGAAAAAAGGTAGGAATGAAGTACCTAGTTGACTTAGAGCGGGTAGGAAATTGGGCGAATATAAATTCCATCGGTGGCAAGACATCTACTACATTGATTGAGAGTCAGACGCTTGATTTGACCGGTGGATTTATCGCAACAGCAACGTGCAGGGGGTATTCAGTAGTTGTTACGGAAAATTACTTCGCCGGAGTTGAATTATATACAGGAGGAGATGTGATCATCTAATGGAAATGAGACCAATTATATACAGTGCAAAATTATCCAGTCAGAAAGTCACAACGAAAACCAAAGTTACAATAACGGTTGTGGCAGATGATGTAGAGACATATTACACAGAAACAAAATATACCAGGTCCAGCAATCATGAACTTATAGCTGGACAGGAGATAGGAGTGATTTAATGGCAATTGTAAAAGTAAGGGTACAGGTTGATGGAGTGTGGACGAATCTTACTTTAAGTAATGGAAAATGGGTTGGAACAATTACAGCCCCTGCAACCACATCATACAATCTGGCCAACAAGTATTATCCGATTAAAATTGAGATTACCAATGATGCAGGTACTGTAGTGACGAAAGATGCTACAGATGCCACTCTGGGAGAATCATTGAGGCTGATCGTAAAGGAAACGATGAAGCCTGCGATCACACTGGTATCTCCATCAAAAGGCGCATATGTGACAAACAATAAGCAGCCGATCACCTTTAAGGTTGTGGATGAAGCCGGAGGCTCTGGGGTGAACCTGTCCACCGTAAAAATAAAAGTAGACGGCACTACATACACAACTTCAAGCACAGGAATGGTGAGTAAAGGGATTACAAATGGTTATCAGTTTACATTTACACCACAGACGGCACTTAAGGATGGAAGCCACACCATCACGATCAATGCGTCAGATAATGACGGCAATGCGGCAACGGTGGTTTCTTCAGCATTCACGATTGATACTGTGCCGCCAACACTTACGATTTCATCACCTACGGCTGGACTTATCACAAATAAAGCAGCACTGAACGTGACAGGAAAGACCAATGATGCAACATCAAGTCCGATCACACTGACAATGACTTTAAATGGCACAAGTCTTGGAATAGTAACAGTAGGATCAGACGGAAGTTTTACAAAGGCTGTGACACTTGCAGAGGGAACAAACAGCATTGTGGTGACTGCAAAGGACGGAGCAGGACAGACTACCAGCATTACATTGAGCGTCAAGCTTGATACTACGGTGCCTGTGTTAAAAGGCATTACACTTACACCAAATCCGGTAAGCACAAGTGCGAGTGTAGCAATCACGGTTGAGGTCAGCTGATGGCTTCGGGAACGATCAGTTTTGAACTGTCAACAGACATCACTTATGTTGCCGGGACTGTAAATGGTGTTGAGACAGTTTTTATCCAGGATGAAGCATATCCGGTGAAGTGGCGTGCAGCGGTAGATGTGGCAGAGGACAGCTTATACCACATTTACCTCGAAATGTACGATGAGGCAGGAAATAAGAGTACCTACGAGAATACGATCGAGTATATTCTGCCGTGGTTTGTGTATGATCGTACACAAGCGGATGTAGACCGTGTACAGGAACTTCGGAATATAGGCTGGGAGAATATGACAGACAGTGAAAAAACGGAATGGCAGCAGGGGATGAAAGGCGCATTTAACTTATCGGATGTCAAGCGGAATGAAAATAACTGCTATGTCATTGCACAATTGCTAAATATATCGCTCGTCACTTGTAAGGATAATCTCCCTACATATCCGGATAAAACATATTTTGACAGTCTTTTAAAGAACGTCACAGCACTGCGGAATGCCGGTTATCGGTATGTAGAGACACCGGAAGTTCCACAGCAGCCGATTAACACGTACCAGAAAATCAATGATATTGAGAAAATATTACATGACATTTATGAAGTTTATAATTCAAACTTTGTTCATTACGCAGGCGAGGAAATCTATGCCGGACAGAGTATTGGATTAATATTATAAGAAAGAGAGGATTTTATAATGGCATTTAGTTTAAAAACATGGGTGAATCGTATTTCTGAGTACCCGAACAGAAGAAAATTAACACATGAGGACGGCAGTACGGAACTTGTGACCGTAGCGAGAGCAGAGGGACAGATCTCAGCAGAGGGAAATGCATTTTCTGCGGAGGAGATGAATGATCTTGAGAACAGGATCAAGGGTGGATTTGATGAGGTTAACCGGAGTTTAACTTTGTTAAACGAAGGAATCCAGGCTGTTAGTAAAAAACAGAACTTTTGTAAAGGCAGTGACCGATTACTTACTGATGTCTTGCAGATAGACTTTACAAATCCAACCGGAGAATCTAATAGTTATGGAGTGATTGCCACAGAAGACGCGTCAAAGTTATTAAATTCTCCTGTTGCAGATGGTGCATTTTACGCATATAGAGAAGTTTTGACGATTAAGAGTGCTTCCAAAAATTACAAAGTAATTGCAAGGTTGACTGAGGCATACCCTTCGCCGGGAAGGACATGGATTAAAGCTTATAATCCAGATGTTTCTGACTGGAGTGATTGGAAGGTAATTTAGTTATCCTTTGTGTCTTTTAAATGAATTGTATAGTTCTGCATACAGATAAATAATTGTAAGTTAAACTCTGGTTATGCGAAGTAAAATGGAACAAAAAAATTATTCTGAAATATTATAATTGAATTATACAAAAGAAAGGAAGATGATCCAATGGAGATGTTAAAAGAAACGTACACGATTGCTTTGCCTATCGTTCTGACAGCATTAATGGGATACATAGTGTGGATTTTGAAAAATCAGAAGTCAGACAGAGATGCGAATAGCAGAGGAACGATGCTGTTGCTTCGAGTACAACTGATCGAGTACCATGATAAATACATGGCGCTCAAAGAAATTCCATCCTATGCCTACCAGAATTTTATGGAAATGTACAATGCCTATCATGCGTTGGGCGGAAATGGAATGGTCACAAAGATGAAAAACGAGATTGAAGAGCTTCATCTGAAGCAGAAAGAGAGGATTTAAACATGACAGATTTGGGATTTTTAACAGAATTTATGGTGCCGGTAATCGTAGGCATTTGCCTTTGTGTAGGCTATGTCGTAAAGAAGTGGATCAAGGATGTTGATAATAAATACATCCCTACCATTTGTGCGGTATTAGGTGTTCTTTTAGCCATTTGGATTAACGGATGGACAATCACAGCATCCATCTTATTAAGTGGCTTATTTAGCGGTTTGGCAAGCACAGGACTGCATCAGATGTTCAAACAGTATATTGAAAAGAAGGATAATTGAGATATGAAAAAATTATTTATCAGTCAGCCAATGAAGGACAAGACGGACAAGCAGATTTTAGCAGAAAGAGAAAAAGCAATTGAAGTAGCAAAACAGAAAGTGGGAGATGATGTAGAAGTAATTGATTCTTTCTTTAAGGATGCACCAAACGATGCGAAGCCATTGTGGTTCCTTGGAAAATCATTAGAGCTTTTATCAACGGCAGACGTTGCATATTTCGCACCAGGATGGAGTAAATATCGCGGATGCAAGATCGAGCATGAGTGTGCAGTACAATATGGAATTGACACAATTGAAAGCGAGGAATAGAATATGAGAATTGGATTAAATGCAGGACACACGCTGTCCGGTGCCGGATCTGGAACTTCCGGTGTAATCGTAGAGAGTATTGAAACAAGAAAGGTATGCAGCAGATTGACAGAAATGTTTAAAGCATGCAGTGTGGAAGTTGTGCCATGTACAATAGATAAAGCGGCGACGCAGAAGGCCTATTTACAAAAAGTAGTTGAGATGGCAAACAGAACGGATCTTGATTACTTTATTAGTATTCATTTCAATAATGATAAGGCAAGAAAAGGACATGGTGTGGAAGCATATACATTCCAGGGAAGACAGTATCCTGACGCAATAGAGGTCTGTGAGCATATCGAAGCACTGGGATTTACAAACCGTGGAGTGAAAGAAGGTAGCGGATTATATGTAATCAAAAAGACCAAAGCAAAATCCATGTTGATCGAGGTCTGCTTTGTAAATAATCCGGATGCATCTTTATATCAGCAGAAATTTGAACAGATCTGTGCAGCAATTGCATATGCCTTAGCAGACTATGTACAGGCAAGTCCAAAGCCAGTTGCACCGGTACAACTTCCGAAGAAAAAGAAATATGTTAAAGTTCTGGTGGATGATCTGGCAGTAAGAAAATCTCCAAGCTGGGATAAATCAGCAGTAGCAAAAAGAGTACAAAAGAATGAAGTCTTTACCATTGCGAACGGACCGATCAAGGTTGGCGGTGGCAGCATGTACGAGCTTAAATCGGGATTATACATCACAGCAGCATCAAAATACGTCACTGTGTACGAAAAATAAAACTATAGCCGGTAGAGTTTATCTGCCGGCTATTTTTAAAGTAGAAAGAAACATGTTCAATTTCGTGTTGCATTTTTATATACTTCTATGGCAAATTTGCCATTTTATAAGCAAATAAAAAATGCTCAAAACACAGTAAAATCAATGGTTACAGTAAAACCTAGGTTTGATAATAATGCATTCATTATAGTTCGATTTAATAGACTTGTACTAATTAATGTTAACCGCTAGGAAATAGTTATTTAGTACAAGTCCTAGATATAAAATATAAAGCCAGTAATTTCAAAGGCTTCATTCAAATAAATTTCTTTTATTATTCTATGCCAAAATTCTTGTTTTCCTTTTTGATCTAGTTGTTTGTAAAGTTCTTTCCAGTCTTCCGGGATCTGCTTCTTAAATTCCTCAATCCTTACAACTTTGTTGTTTGACAACTCCTCAGTTATGGAATTTATTTTTTCTGATAAGACACTGTATTTCTTTTCGTATTCTGGGATATCAATTCTTCCTTTTTCAAAAAGGTAATTAAGTCTGTCACGCTCCCCTATTGCATCATTAAGTTTCTTATTCAAATTGCGCTTTGGTTTACCTGCTTCTTTTTTTACATCAAATTCAAGATTTTTAAATGCTGCATCAAGATTTTCAAGAAGATATTTTTCTGTTTTTGCTTCTGACACTAATTTTGTATTGTGCAATTTCTCATTTCCACCAAACCAGCATCTTTGATATTGCCGGTGCTTTTTGGTCTTCCTGTCTATACTGTAAAAACTTGACATTTTTCTGCCACATATAGGACAACGGAATAATCCACTGAATAAATATATATGACCGGACGGAGCGTATTTTATCTGATTGACACTTCTTATTTCTTCCATTTGCTCTTTGGTAAAATAAGGTTCGCAGAAATTTTCATTTTCCCTTACTTTCCCAATATATAAATCTGACTTTATCATTGTATCTAATTTGTGACGTGTGAAGTCTGGAATTAAATTTTCACGTACCCATAAAACAGTGCCTCGCTTGCTTTTGGTTGCTAATAAATAATCAAATATAGCCCTTGTCTGTTCCTCATTATCATGTACGACTTTCTTTACACCATCTATTTTCTCTATTTTGAATCCTATAGGCACCCTACCAGTGTAAGCTTTCCCTTCACGGATCTTATAAGCTGCGGTGTCCTTGTATCGCTCAGATATAACCGCCCATTCTAATTCTGCCATGTTTGCCATCTGGTACATGAAGTTCTTTCCATATGGCGTGGAAGTATCGATCTGCTGGCTTACTGATATCAAGTTACATCCTGCGCTTTCCATGTCGTGATATAGGTTACAGAAATCTCTCATATTTCTTGCTATACGATCGTATCTCATAATAACAACTGCATTGATTCTTCCAGCCCTGACATCATCCATCATGCGCTGAAAGTCCTTTCTTTTTGCCGTGCTGTGCCCTGTGATCGCATAATCTCCAGAATAAACGATTATATTTGCATCAGGGTAAGTTTTATTAATGTACTTTCTACAATCGTCTATTTGCTGTTCCATTGATTCTGAATTATCATCTTTTTTTGATTTTCTTGGATAAATTGCTATGTTCATTTTTAACTCCCTTTAAAAAAAGTCCCTCATTTGCTAGAGGGACTGTATACTATTCTATTTCTATAATATCTGCCGAGTATCCAATAACTTCTCCAACGCTTTTAATATGAACTTTTAGCGTTATAGTATCGTCTTTGGACATTTCCATTACCTTTGCTTTTACATCATCATCTTTTATATAGCATTGGACACCAACAATTGCAAATTTGTCTGTCTGAGAGAATACCCCGATATACTTACCGTTGCTGTCAATAACATCTAATCGACCAGTAATTTCTAAGTATTTGTCATTGTAAGTATCTTCTGCTTTCATTGAATTGTTTTTCAAATCATCCATCATGGTGCTTACATCAACCGCAGTATATTCAATTTCTGGCTCTGATTCAGTCTCAACTTCCTTTACCTCTGGTGTCGAATTTTGAGTTTCGTTTGTGCTTGATGATTGTGAAGTGGTAGTAGTTTCTGAATTGTCGGAATTTCCACCAGAAGCAGAACCGATAGCTGCAAGAACCAGGATCACAATTAAAACAATCGACCATTTCGGTAAACCTTGTTTCTTTTTGCATACTGGACATATCTTTGCTTTCTTAGGAATCTCCGATTGACAGTGTTTACATACTTTAGTATCTTTTGATTCGTTCATGATTTTGAACTCCCCTTTCTTTTGATACTACAATTATAAAGCAAAATGATTATAAAACAATACATTTTTGTCATTTTTTTATGACATTTTTTTGCAAAATGAAAGTTTAAGATAAAAACAAATGGATGCGTTATTGACTTTTCGAACATACGTTCGTATACTTTATGTATCAATTAGAAAGGTGGTATTGGATATGGGAGAGCTTAAAGAGAAAATAATAGAATTAATAGAGAAGTGCATGGACGAGGATGATCTCCGAACCATATATGCATTTATAAAGAGGTTTTTGAGATAAAAGAAAAAGACAAGGGTTTGCGCATTGCCCTTGTCTTTCTTTTTACTTCTTTACAAGCTTTTCTGCCAGCTTCCGGATTGCGTTCCAGTCGTTTTCATCCAGTTCTGAAATAGCGGTTATGAATCTGTACATCTGATCGTCTTCTCCGGCTTTCAGTACATCTGCAAGAAATTCAGCTATCTTTTCATTCTCGGTCTTTTGAATGAACATTTCGCCGTTTCCGGTCTCTAGCCATTCCTTATTGACGCTAAATTTTTCGCATATCAGATTTATAACAGCATCAGACGGATTTCTTCTTCCTGCTTCATAGCTAGATATATTGGAAACTGATATACCGAGTTTTTCTGCAAATTCATTCTGGTTGCAACCTAATTTTTTTCTTATTTGCTTTAATCGGTTCTGCATTTTCTCACCTCCTATTAATAATATACTACAACATGTTAAAAAAGTAAATAAAAAAATTGTACTTTGTACAAAAAATAGTATTGACAAAAATATGTACATAGTGCTATATTAATAATGTACAAAGTACAAAACACGAAAGGAAGTGAGCAAATGAGCGAAAAACAGAAAGAAGCCCTTGCAAGACTAGCTGAAATAGTATCACAGTTGGACAAAGAAAACTTCAACTATATTCTCGGTGTTGCGGATGGTATGGCAATCTCGAAGAAACAGTCGGAAGTTGACAAGCAGATTGCCATGTGTGGGAGCGTTAAATAATGAGAAAGGAGATTCCTATGAACAAAGCAGACATGGAAATTACACCAGAGAGGAAAGCCAAGATTATGGACATTCTGTTAGAGATTTACGAAAGACAGGAAGGAATTAAGCTTGTAGTTAAGGATAATGCATCATGAAAAATGTAGCAAAAGTTTTTATAGCGGTAGGGCTTGGAATCCTGTTTCTTGGTGGAATGCTCGATGCGGATGGAATGTATTATGTTTTTCTGCTGATCGAAATGGCACTCGGTGCGGTGGTTGCACTTATTGGAGTTGTGATCTTGGATGTTGAGAAACGCCGGGAAGAAAAGCGGAAAGCAGACTTTAACATGATCCGCCGGAAGGACAAGCTTGACGCTGATGTTGAGTTCCTTGGGGAATTTGAGGACAAAAAATAGCACCCTGATAACTTTGGCGAGTACAGGTGCTATTTAACCGTGGAAATACAAAAGTATTTCTGCGTTTATTGTAACACATAGTTAAATTTTTGGAAAGCGTGATTTTATGTTTTACAGAAAATGCAGAATCTGTGGATGTAGTTTAGATCCCGGGGAAGGAAACATGTGTGAAGAATGCCGGGACGAACATTACATGAATCAACAGCGTGAGAAAGCGGTCAGATGCATGGTTTTATCTACAGATTTTAGACAGATGGAAATGGAGGAATTTTTAAATGCCAGCAACTAGATTATGCAGAACGGATGCCGGAAAGTTAATTGACGGACTTAAGGATTTATCGGCATTACTTGAAAACCTTGGTCTGGAAGATGGAAGTGTAAGACTTACTGCAGACGGAGATATTCGTGGAATATTTACCTTAGACAAAAATGTTCTGGAAATCATTATTGGAGACGACCAGAAAGAGGAAATGGTCAGGTACCGTGTTTAAGTCCGTGGAGGTAGGAACTGTACAGTGATTACATACCGGACAGCCTCGATATGCTTGAAGAGTACGAGAGGGACAGAGAACACCGCCACAGATTATATGAGAAACAAGCCAGACGTGCAGAGATGGCAGATATTGAATCAGAGGAAGAGAGGATAAAAGAAAGATGGAAGAAATCAGAGTAAATGTAGAACAGAAAAATGGTGTTATTGGTTTTAATTTTGAGGAGATTAAGGAAAAACTTAATTCCGAACTGGAAATTTATAAAAATATGATTTTTACAGAGGATTCTAAGGCAGAAGCAAAAATGACAATTGCAAGTCTCAGGAAACTGAAAAAATCAGTCAACGATAAAAAACTGGAAGTGAAGAAATCTTTTATGATTCCCTACACAAATTTTGAAGCGCAGGTAAAGGAACTGGACAATCTGATTGATGAACCAATCAATTTTATTAATAACCAGGTGGAAGAATTTGAGCGTAGGCGTGTGGAAGAAAAGAAAGCGCTGATTTCTGAAATCTATACGGAGATCATGGCAGAGCATGAGGAAGCGAGCGGATATCTTCCGTTACAGAGAATTTATGATAGCAAGTGGGAGAATGCCACCACTACAAAGAAAGCGATCACAGAAGCCATTACAGAGAGAGTGGATCATGTAGAAAAAGACCTCGGTATTATCCGCAGCATGGGATCAGAGTTTGAGGATAAGGGGATTGAGAAATACAAGGCAACCTTAGAATTATCAGATGCTATTGAGGTCATGAATCAGTATCAGAAACAGAAAGAAGAGATTTTGCGCAGACAGGAAGAGGAAGCCAAAAGAAAAGCAGAAGAGGAAGCACGTAATGAGTCCGAGAAAAATTCAGAACCGGATATTGCAGTGAACGAAACACCAATTACAGATAATGTACCGGAAGAAAAATTTGTAGAACCGAAGCCAGCAAACAACGTAGTTACTTATGAGGTTGTTGCTGATCCGTTCCAGATCGTGCAGTTGGAAGCACAGATGCGCAGCTTAGAAATTAAGTATAGGAGATTACGATAATGGCAGAGACAGCAAAACAGATGAACATATACCAGGCAATATCAAAGTGCATGGAAGAAATCGGTGCGGTTGGAAAAAATGATTTGAATAAGTCGCAGGGGTTTAAATACCGCGGAATTGATGCGGTAATGAATGCAATCAATCCGGCATTGGTCAACAATCATATATTTATCGTTCCAGAGGTCTTAGAACAGACCAGAGAAGAAAGAAAATCCATAAAAGGTGCAACGCTGATCTATTCGGTCTGCAAGATTAAATATACCTTTTATGCGGAAGATGGAAGCAGTATCACGGCGGTAACAATCGGTGAGGGCATGGATTCCGGAGATAAGGCAACGAATAAAGCTATGGCGATTGCGTTTAAATATGCTTGTTTCCAAGTGTTCTGTATTCCTACCGAAGAGATGCAGGATCCAGATTCAGAAAGCCATACGGTAGAACCAAAGAATGATTTTGTTCCAGCAACCGTAGAACAGCTTAGGACAATGACAGATTTTGTAAGTGCGTATTCTGATATGTGTGAGAATGCTACATCCAATGATATCTGGAAAACGCTGAAAGAAAAATATCATTTTGAAAAGACTTCAGACCTATCAAGTGAAATGGCTGCTAAGATCATTGAACAGGTTAAGTGCTGGTATAAGAAAAAGAAAGAAGAGTAGCTCATGGATACTACAGGAAAACTGACCGGAGCGAGCCGTACATTCAATGGACAAGGCATCATCCTTACATTTGAGGTTGATTCTTCGGCAGCAGGACAGGTTGAAAATATGAGATCAGATGATCTGTTACGTATCCGAGCGGTCAAATATAAGCAGAAACGAAGCCTTGATGCAAATGCTTATGCGTGGGTATTAATGACGAAGATTGCCAATCATCCAGATATATCTTCAAGTAAATAGGATGTATATGAGCAGATGCTCCAGAAATATGGAACATTATATGAGGATGAAGATGGATATATCACAATCACAGTAAAAAAATCAGTGGATATGTCAAAGGTAGATGGTCATTGGAAATTTATTAAAGACAATGGGAAATTTGCTTCATATCTGATGATTAAAGGATCCAGTGAATACGATACTGCCGAAATGAGCCACTTTATAGATCGGATTGTTGAAGAAGCAAAGGAACTTGGAATTGAGACAGCTACACCGGATGAATTGGAACGAATGAAACAGGAGTGGGGAACATGAGTAAAAAGCTTTGGAGCGTGTTCACGGATGATATGGATCATTGTTATTTTACCGGAACATATCCGGTTGAAAGACATCATATCTTTGGAAGTTCAAACCGTAAAAACAGTGAAAAGTATGGTTTTGTTATTCCGCTCAGACCTGATCTGCATCCTAACGGAGCGCAGAGGGGAGCAAATGCAAAAGAAATTGATCTGAAATTAAAAACTATGGCGCAGGAATATTTTGAATCTCATTACGGCACAAGAGAAGATTTCAGAGATATTTTTGGAAAGTCGTGGTTATAGGGTTGGAACACCTTGCCGGTCGGCAGAAAGAAACCTATTCATGCAGAAAATAATATATCACGAATTATTGAAAGCCATGGTTTCCCGGTGCTTTCCATGGTGCCGGGAGAAAGGAGTTTTAAATGAATTTAGAACAGAAAACAATTACATCCATCGAGGTTGCGGAGATGGTTGGAAAACCACACAACGATTTAATGAAAGATATTAGACGATACATATTACAATTTGGTGAGGGAAAAATTCCCCACACCGATTTTTTTACGGGTTCAGAGTATACAGATAAGTCAAATCGGCAGAAACCTTGTTATCTTGTCACGAAAAAGGGCTGCGAATTTATTGCCCATAAGCTGACAGGCGTAAAAGGAACAGAGTTCACAGCAAAGTATATTAATCGTTTCCATGAAATGGAAGATGCTATTCAGAAACCACGCACAGCATTAGAACAGATCGCATTATTAGCGCAGGGAACGGTGGAGTTGGAACATAAGGTTGAGACCGTGGAGCAGAAAGTATATTCCATTGAAAACGATATGCCATTGTTCGGTGCAGAATCAGACGAACTTTCTGCACATGTCAGACGAAAGGCAGTGGAAATGCTCGGCGGTAAGAAATCAGAAGCTTACAGGGATAGTAAAGTACATAAAAAAGTGTTCAGCGACATTTACAATCAGTTAAAACGTGAGTTTGGCATTTATGACGATGAAGGAAAAATGAAAAGCTACAAGGCACTGAAACGCAAGGATCTTGCCGATGCACACGAATTTGTTGATTGCTACACTCTTCCGGCATATTTAGCAGAGCAGATTAATGATTGCAATGCGCAGATCAGAATGGAGGACGGTGCCGATGGAGTATAAATTTACAGTTCCGTGGCGTTTGGAAGGCTTGAACAATTACACCGCAGCCAATCGCACCAACCCATATAAGGGCGGAAAGGTAAAAAATGATAATGAGAATCACATCATGTGGTGTATCAGACAGCAGCTCCATGGTGTACATATCGAAAAGCCGGTACTGATCTATTACCACTGTTTTGAAAAAGACAACAGGAGAGATGGGGACAACATTCTCTCCTGCGCAACAAAGTTCATTCAGGACAGTCTCACAAAAACAAAGGTACTGCAAGAAGATAACCGCAGATGCATCCCTCATTTTTATCATGATGTTTCTGTAGATAAGGATAATCCGAGAATTGAGGTCACAATCACAGAACTTACGCCGGAACAGGCGAAAATGAAATTGAGAGACTTGCTTAATGACTTGGAAACGGGGTGATCTGGTGGATGGCAACTACATAAAACTGAGCCGTGGACTTCTGGATTGGGAGTGGTACACAGACATTAATACAACCCGGCTGTTTATCCATATGTTGCTGAAAGCCAATTGGAAGGATGGAAATTTCAAAGGGACAACGATTCCACGTGGATCGTTTGTCTCGTCCATCGGGAAACTGTCGGGCGAAACAGGGCTTACAGACCGTGAAATTCGCACAGCAATTTCGCATTTGAAAAAGACAGGCGAAGTGACAAGCAAAACGACAAACAAATTTAGCGTATTTACAGTAGTTAAATACGATTTATACCAGACAACCGACAAGCAGAATGACAAGCAACCGACAGACAAGCGACAGACTAACGACAAACTAACGACAACAATAGAAGAAAAGAAAGAAGGAAAGAAGGGAAGAAACACACCCCCTATATCCCCCTTGGAAAAATTCGGAGAGTTTGCCGCAGCCTATCCGAAACGGTGTACTGGTTGTCTTGCTGAAACAGAATATTGCAATGCGGTACTGGCTGGTGTAACGGAAGATGATCTGATAATGGCTGCACAAAATTACGCTGTTGATTGTCAAAAGAAAAGGACACCTGATCGTTATATTAAAAATGCAGAGAATTTCTTGAAAGAAAATTTGTTTATGCAGTATCTGAAAGGAGAGAACGATGGACCAGTTGGAAGAGATACTGGAACGCATGAAAAATCACTCAACGAACTTATGCAGGAATGCGGAGACACCGGAGACTTCCAAGGATTCTGATGTGTGTCCAATTTGCGAAGGTCGGGAGTGGATCTTGAAAATAAAAGACGGAGTTGAAATAGCAGTACCGTGTAAGTGCCGTGAGAAAGCGGTCATGTCAAGGCGGTTGCGATTCGCAGATATACCGGAGGCATTCCGTGGGATGGATCTGAGATCGTTTCGAATGGATGTGTACAGGAAGCAGGAAAGTAAAAAGATGGTGTCAGATGCTTGTAAAATCATAAAAACCTATCTGGATGATTTCGATAGCCAGAAGGAAAGAGGCATGGGACTGTATATCTGGTCTAGGACAAAGGGAAGCGGTAAGACGAGGATTGCTGCCGGGATTGCAAATGAGCTGATGAAAAACTATGCAGTGAAGTTTGCAGTGTCACTGACCATACTGCAAGAGATTAAGAATACATGGCGGAGAGATACAGAATGCAGTGAGAACCAGCTTTTAGACGCACTTTACACCACAGACATTCTTGTAATTGATGATTTCGGAGTGGAGCGACCAGCGGACTGGATAAATGACAAAATGTATCAGATCATCAATGAGCGGTACATAAACCAGAAGGTAACGATTTTCACGAGCAATGATCCGCTAGACAAACTTTCTTACGATGATCGTATCACGAACCGGATCAAGGAGCGGACATATCAGATCGCATTTCCAGAAGAATCAGTCCGGGATCATATCGCAGAGCGGATGCAGGAGGAAATCATTGAAAAGATGATGGCGGGTGGAAATATAAAATAAAAATTAAAAGGAAGGTGGACAAATGCATAGCGTACAGCAGAGAAAAAGGGTGATTCCATCGAGTGTTTATAAGCAGGAATTAGCAAAATGCCGGTTAGGAGATAATATCGCAAATCATATGGGATTTATATTTGCAGCGATACTGTATGACAAATTTAATATGACGTTTAAACAAGTTACTAACTATTACAATAAAACTGTTGAACGCCGGAAGGCATGGCAGGACGATGACAACGAAAATGTAACGAGTGAGAGCATGATGGAGTATTGCCGTAAAAAGAAAATTGATGTTGTCAAGTGGGTAAAGTCAATCCCGATGCCGCAGAAGTTATATATGGCGGATATTAAAAACGGACGTGCAGCACTTGGTGCAGATTGGAATATCGAAAGCGCACTGGCAGCTACAATGTATCTGACTATTCCGACATTAAAAGATTCTTACCGCTTTTCGAATGCCAAAATCGAAGAATTTATGAATTGGGTTGCCTATTACATTGATTCATATTGGCGCAAGCAGCCAAAGAGTAAGGAACACTATCTGACGGATGAGATTATTCGGAATCAGTTTATTGAGGATGAAAATTTGGATATTGTAACAGGAAAAGCGGCGAAATAAGGATTATTAACATGGGAGAAATGACAAAGACAAGCGTAAAATACTGCCGGAAATGTAAATATTCGTACAATCACAGCCAGACAGAGGTCATGTGTGGATATTATTCAAAGACCGGATTAAGGCGTGGATGCCCGGTTGGGATGTGCGATAAGTTTGAGAAGAAAGGTAGAAAGAGAAAGGTGAAGTTAAAATGACAGATGAAACCAAGAATGAGATAAAGGCGGTACTGACGCTGTTAAAAAATACACTGGTAAGCAATGGTGTAAGCATAGCACTTGAAAAAAAAGACGATGGATGCATTTGTTTTTTTGATACCGCAGAGTATTGTCGCACCGGGAAATTTAAAGGGATATCTGTTAAAACGATGGATTTAGTGAGATAGGAGAAAAATAAAGAATGGAGATCGAAAAGAGAATTTATCCAGCATATGCCTTTACTGAAAATGAGAGAGAAAAGTCAACCATGAACAGCACGATTTATAATGAATTAAAGGAAAAATACAGAATTTCAAGTTATAAAGTTGATAATCTTGATGATTATGACATTGTCTTAGATTGTACACCGGGTAAGTATCGTTCTGTTTATAAGGTTATTAAAAATAACACGCAATTAACCGACTTAGAACTGGCATTAATTTGTGATGATGGAAGCCTTTGCTTTGGGTACAGCAGACATGGAAATGAGTTTTACATAAATGAGGATTAGATTTTGCGAGGTAGAAATATGACAGAGTGTATGAAAAGCATGGCTAAAAAGCCACAGACCAATGCAGACCGGATCAGAAGCATGACGGATGAGGAACTGGCGGGACTTCTTAAAGAAGTAAAAGAAGATTATCAGTGGGCGAATCCCGACTATCCAGATTGTGAGGATTGTGGTGAATGGTTGAACTGGCTCCAGTTAGAAGCAGAATAGGAGAGAGCATGGAAGATAGACATTTATACAGAGGTAAAAGAACATTGACAGATAATATGTGGGTGTACTGGGATGGATTTAGCGGTGTACAACCTAATACAGTTATTGAAGAGGAGACAATCTGCCAGTGCACCGGACTTAAGGACAAGAACGGTAAACTGATTTGGGAGAATGACATTCTTTCAGGGCATATCTATGATGAGTTTCCAGAAGATGAGACGAGAAAGTGTGTCGTGTGGCATGAAAACGGATGGTGTACGAATGAGCCGGGCTGTGATTACTACGAGGAACTGGATGATTTTGATTCAGAGAATTTTGAAGTGATCGGCAACATAATTGACAACCCGGAGCTGTTGGAGGTGTGAAATGACAGAGAATGAAGCAATTGAAGTTTTAAAAGATTTTGGCAAGCAGGTGTCAGTGAAAGCAGATGGAGCGTATCAAAGCACTATTGGAGAAAAGGCTTGTGATATTGCAATCAAGGCACTGAAAGAAATCCAGAAATACCGGAAAATCGAAAAAGATTTGAAGGAAAATTATCATGCAAATGTAGACATCCCCTTGTTAATGAAGCATTTTATTGAAACAGTGTTCAAAGGGGAAAAGCATGAGGGCTTTTGCATTCTGACAAATGAGGATAAAGAAGCATGGGAAGAGTACAAGGCAATCGGTACACCGGAAGAATGCCGTGCGGCTATGGAGAAACAGACAGCAAAGAAACCAATGCATGTAACGAATAGTTATTTTGGATATCAGAAACATAAAGAACATGTTGGTTATTGTCCAGATTGTTGGCATCAAGTAGAAGAACCTTATGGATGTCCAAATTGTTTAAGAAAAATTGATTGGAGTGATGAAGAATGAATGAAAGCCTTAAGCCATGCCCGTTTTGCGGTGGAAACGCAATGTTCTTAACCATTACAAATAAGTCATCACATTCGGCTGTTGGGGTAATGTTCAAAATCAAATGTATGAAATGCGGAACAGAACTTCCAAAAAGCTATGAATGTGAGATGTACATGGATCAGGACGGAGGCATCAGAACAGGGAAAGACGAGCGAACGAAAGCAACTACAGATTGGAACAGGAGGGCGAACGATGGGAAGATTGATTGATGCGGATGCATTTGAAAGGTCGGTTATGTGTAGTGATGCGGAGGATATGCAAGACGTAATTTACGCTTTGCGTGACTATCCGACCGCCTATGACCCGGATAAGGTCGTGGAACAGTTGGAAGAAGTTGAAAAAATAATGACATCACCAGTGAACAAAGATTGTTTTGGAGAAGAGTGTAAAGCATCGGACTGCATGGTATGCCTTATTAGTAAAGCAATCGAGATTGTGAAAGGCGGTGTGGTAGATGGCTAAAGCAATTTTGGTTATGGATATGCCAGAATCATGTTTTGGTTGCAACTTTTTGTATTGTAACGCGGATGCAGGTATTGACAGTTGCCAGGCTATGAAAGTATCAAGAATTGTTGATTCTGAAACATACGAAAAACCAGATTGGTGTCCACTTCGGGAACTGCCGGAGAAAGCAAATCATCCTGCTTATTGTGATAATGGAAGATTTGATAAAGGCTGGAATGCCTGCTTAGATGAAATTTTAAAAGGATGTGATGAAAAATGAGAAATACAGAAATAACAGCCTTAGAGACAATCAGAAAAGAAATACAGAAGCTAAGAGATAAATATCAGACCAAAGCAGAAAAAGAACGTGAAAAGGTCAATGAGATTTTCGTGACGATCAAAGGCGAAAAGTGCTATTCAAATGATGACATATTCGGCTGGTACGAAGCTGGATATATCAATTCCAGACAGTACGATAAATACAGGGACAAGCTGGAAGCGAAAAAGAATGCCGCCGGAGAGGTTGATAATAAGACGAAAAGCGAAATGATTGTAAAAATCTTATCTACCATGAGCAGGAATTTAAGCGCAGAAATCGCAACGATCAAAGAGGAAGAAACCGAAAAGGAAGAAAGTGAGGATTAAATTTTATGAACAAAAGGGATGTTTTAGAAATTAAAAGAAGATTTAAAAAGGAAGCCTGTACATTCACTCGTATGTGTGGCTGCTATGTAGACGCTGATCATAATAAAATCACAAAAATCAGTGAGACATTTTTAAATCTGGATGATGCAGAATATTATAAATATCTCGACATTGCAAAAAAAGCGTTATCCGGCACGTTAGGAAACAATCTTTTGGAGTTGGATTTTCCACTCGAAGAGGAAGGTAATGGCGGAAGACAACAGTTTCTGATGGGACTGCGTGAAAGCAAACTGAAAAATGATGATCTGATGGATACTTTTTATGACATGATCATTGACAGTTACGATTATGTCGGAAATTATCTGATCCTGATATTCCACGATGCCTATGATGTCATAACCAAAACTTCTGACAATGACAAGCTGGATGAATCAGAAGAGGTTTATGAGTATCTGCTTTGCGCAATCTGTCCGGTCAATCTGACAAAGCCGGGGCTTGGTTACCGTGAGGACGAAAACCGCATTGAATCACGAATCAGAGACTGGGTTGTCGGGATGCCAGATACAGGTTTTATTTTCCCAGCATTTACCGACCGAAGCACCGACATCCATTCTGTGATGTTTTACAGTAAAAACACGAATGAGCCACACTCTGAATTTATGGAAGCTGGACTTGGTTGCGAGGCAAAAATGACAGCATCAGAGAAAAAGAAAGTGTTCCAGAACATTTTAAATGATGTGCTGGGAGAAGATGATGAAGAAAATAATAAAATCTGCGTTGAAATATATAGCGTTCTGGACGATACCTTAATCGCAAATGGAAGTGCTGATCAGGAGGAAGAATCAGAGAAAGTCGAACTTACACAGGATATCCTTAAAAAGTGTCTGGATGAAGTCGGACTTCCAAAGAATATGATGGATTTGATTTTGAAAAGCCGCGAAGAACTGCTCCCATTGGATACACTTGTGTCGGAAGTCGTGGACAAAAAAGCTGTTGTGGAAGCAAATAAAATCAACTACATAGCAGATTTAAAAGAACTGCTTGAAGCCGCAGCAATTAAACTTTCAGAGACATATTCTGACGATGATGTACTTGTAAAAGAAATCAGAGAAAAGATTTGAAATAAATAGATCAGAAAGGAGCCGAGACTCTGGCCAGAGTGAAGCATATGCGGTCTCCTTGAAAAAAATGAGTGATTTAGATAAGTTTGATTACGAATGTCAGAATCAGATGAGCATTTTTGACATGATACGTGAACCCATACGGATTACAAAGCCTATACGATTAATTGAACTGTTTGCCGGATATGGTTCGCAGGCAATGGCACTGGAAAGAATCGGTGCAAAATTTGAGCATTATAGAGTTGTAGAATTTGATAAGTATGCCATAGCAAGCTATAACGCAGTGCATGGAACAAATTTTCCAACAATGGATATAACTAAGGTTCATGCGGAAGATTTTGATATCTGCGACACAGAATTCTTTACTTACTTACTTACTTACTCGTTTCCTTGTACCGATTTATCGGTTGCCGGGAAACAAGCAGGCATGAAAAAAGGAAGTGGGACCAGGTCTTGTCTTTTGTGGGAAGTAGAAAGGATTCTGAAAGAGATAAGGGATGGTGGTGGAGAATTACCACAGATTCTGTTCATGGAGAACGTACCGCAGGTCCATGCCAATGCAAATATGGAAGATTTTCAGAACTGGATCGATTTTCTAACAAGCCTTGGATATGTGAGTTATTGGCAGGATTTGAATGCAAAGAACTACGGAGTTGCACAGAACCGTGAAAGGTGCTTCATGTTTTCGTTTTTTGGAGAATATAACTACCATTTCCCACATCCGATACCATTAAAAAAGAAGATAAAAGATTACCTTGAAGATGATGTGGACGAGAAGTATTACATCAACAATGAAAAGGCAGACAAACTGATAAAACAGTTGATTGACAACGGAACATTACCACAACACAATCCTGAGAGCAGACTTGCCGTTGACGGAACAATCCGCGAACCAAAAGAATGTGCTGTTTCAAACTGCATCACAGCAAGACAAGACAGAGGAATATCCAATCAAAGGTCGGTCGGAAACATGGTTGCGGAATCTCAAACCAACAGCAAGTCGGAAACATGGTTGCAGAAAATCTGTATTGATACAAGCATGAGTGGATTAGAAGATGGTGCAATAAGAACATACAGAGATACGGCACCATCTATTACGGCAAGAGAATATAAAGAGCCAAGAATGATACTGGAGTGATTCGATGGAAGTAATAGGAAGCATATACACTGGAGTAACAGCAGATTTTCAGAGAGGTGTGTATCCGATTGCAAGATGTGTAAAAGCTGAACAACATGATTTAGGAGTAGTTATGGCAGATGTAAATGTTTTAGGCTCTCTTGAAGCAAAATTTGAGAGTACCAACAGAATTTATGATGTAGGGGGGTGTAGTCCAACGTTGAGTACAATGCAAGGTGGTAATCAAGAGCCGAAAATACTTGAAAGCCAGATAGTTGCCATGCGTGGCAGAAACCCGGACAATCCATCGGATAGAACTACTGGAAGTCCAACGGAACATAGGTTAGAAATAAATATGCAAGGCACAAGTAACTGTTTAACAAGTGTGCAGAAGGACAATATGGTTCTGATTAAGCAGGCCACAAAAAGTGGTTCTATTGAATGTGAAGTTGGTGGATGCTTTGACGCAAGCTATCCAGAAAGCCAGACAAGAAGAGGGTGTGTGCAAGATAATGGCAATACGTGTCCTACATTAACCGCACAAAATCAAGAGATTGTACGGATTGAAAAAGTAGGTCAGATTTCAAATGATGGTTCTCAGTGCGGAACGGTTTATTCCGATAGTGGTATATCTCCCACACTGATTGCCGGAACGCATGGAGATGCAAATTCAAAAGTATTTACGCAGTACCGTATCAGAAAGCTGACACCAAGAGAATGCGGACGGTTGATGGGAGTATCTGATGAAGATATTTCCAAGATGGCAGCAGTCAATAGCAATACACAACTTTACAAACAGTTTGGAAACAGTATTGTTGTGGATGTGATGTGCGCAATGTTTAGAAACTTAAATATTGAGCAGGAGATAAAATAGTTAAATTAGAATTTAACGGAGGTATCAGATATGAAGTACAGATTAACTACGCAGCATAATAAAAGTGATAGTGAGCAAAATGTAACAATTACAGAGTGTAAAGAAGCTGTTAAACAGACATATTTAGATAGTTGCAGAAAAGACTATTTTACTTTATTAGAGCGGTGCAGATGCGGAGAATGGGAAAGAATTATGTTCCAACTCGAGCAAGGAAACGTAGAAAAAGAGCTGGACTATATTTTAGACAAATAAACGGAACTATATCCAAAATGGAAATAGTTGAAAATTAGAATTTAGTGGAGGTAACAGCATGAAAATAAAAGAAGCAAAGGACATCTTAGAACTGATTAGAGATAACATTGAGACACCAATTCCAGAGATCACACGTACCGGGTTGGCAATTACGGCTTTAACAGGAGGAATAGATGCATTGGAATCCGCGGAGGCATTGAAAAACAGGTTTATAGATGGCATGAACGTACATAGTCAAGGAGATGATGCTGATGACAGCATTGAGTGCCCGTTCTGTGGCTATGAAGTAGCAAGAAATGATGATTATGAAGAAATGAGACCAAAGCATTGCCCAGAATGTGGAACAAAGCTGATATATTAAACTGAACTTTAACGGAGGTATTGAAAACATGGATAAAACAACATTGCATTTTTTCACTGCAATAAAAAACGGTGAAGTAAAACATATAGGAAAAAGCATTATCATACAGCCGGAAGTAAAGTTTGGCGGTGGCACGATAAAATGGTTTGACGACAAGCAGTTAGTGAAAAATAAAGGAGAGGAGACATGTTAAAAAGAGAATATAAAAGAAGAGAACCGACAAATGAGGAAAGAATATTTTTAAAGTCGAGAGGACTTATACCGGACAGCTGGCTAATATTGTACGAAAATAAAAGTTAATTAGTGGTTGTTAGCAGAAGGAGATCATACCGAAAAGTATTAAAAAAACCAAGAAAGAAATTGATGAAAAAGGAAAAAGAACTATGTTAACAGTACAAGAAGTTTACGGTATATGACATTGTCAGAACACAACATTATACATATTTTATGATCTATGATGGTGGATGGAAATATATAGACGCTGACTTATTCCGGGAATGCGATAAAAACTGAATATTGAGATTTTTGCCGGCTGAAATATGCCGGTAAAAAAATACAATAATGTTGCATGAATACGATAATATGTTGTGTTTTTATAAACTGATATATGGTATAATGTTGTAAGGAACTTAGTTGTCACGCATGGGGAGATGTTTAAAATGAGCAGAGAGGAAACGATAGAGATATGCACACGCATAGACAATTACCTGGGCGATAAAATAGCAGAATCAATTTTAAATAATATCTCATATGACAAAATGGAAGCACACTATGGGATTATGCCGATTTCACGCACGCATTTTTACAGAAAAAAGAAAATGGCATTAAGGATGCTCAACAGCCGGAGCTTGTACGAAGAAGAAAGCAACGGACAGCTACGCATGATGCTTTGATTCACGCATAGACACACGCATATTATTTAAAATGCACGCATAACGCACGCATGGCACGCATATACAAGTTTTTCTCACGCATAGGATAAAATACAGCACGCACGCATAAAAATGTCTTTATTGGAAAAATATGCAAGGCAGATGCTGGATATAAAAATAAAAATCCGTACACAAAAAAACCGCCGGAAGTGATCCGGCGGTCATCCTCTGCCGCGGTTAAATCAGTTTAAAAATTCCTGTATCTAGGATTTCTAAGGCAATTCTTTTCGCATCGCTTTGACTTTCTGCCTTTATAGTCATTGTAAAAAATCCGTGTCCACTTAAATAACTGTAATGTACCTCATATTCCTGCATGTTTCATTCCCTCCACATATTTAACTTCTAAACCATGTCTATTTTTTATGTATTCTGCACATTCTTCTGTGACTTTCGGACTGTAAATATCTTTGGATATGCAGCCGGGAAACATTATAAAATATGTAGAAGATCCAGAAAAATAAAATATTTTAAAAATAATACGAAAAAGTATTGACATTAATACGAAAAAGTATTAATATATAATCAGAAAGAGACAAGAGAGCACATCGGAGGTAACGGATATGAAAAAATATAATTTATCAGAAATCATGAAAAATGCCTGGTTATTAATGAAAGTAACAGAAGAAAATACGTTTTCTGAGTGTTTAAAACTTTCTTGGAGAAACGCAAAAGAAAATGCTCCAAAAAAGAAAGTGATGGTAAAAAGACATATTCAGATCATGGAAGTTGCAAAATGGGTTCTTAGAAAAATGGATGATGTTTCTTTCTTAGCACTTGACGCAGGAATCGCAATAAATGACATCGTTCTTGAAAGAGAAACAGAAAAAGCGATTGAAATCTCCACAGAATGGAACGGATACAGAAAAACAATGTGGATGCCTAAATCAGCTTGTAATTACAGATTTGCATAATTAAGAGGAGGTATTTATGACTTACGAAGAATTTTTGAAAGCAACACCAGAAGAGAAGGAAGCTTTAAAAAAGAAAATCAAAGAAAAAAGTATTTCGCTAGATGATTTAAAAACTACCTTGAAAGTTTTAGAACAATATGGAAAAAATTTCGAATGGGTACCGGAATACGCAAAAGTTTTGAAAGAAGCGTATGCAATCGTTTCTGATGAATACGAGAGAAATATTGATCAAGAAGCACATTCACAGACGACAATTGAAATATCTCAGGGAAAAGACATACCATTAGCGGAATGGGCGAGAAATCATAATATTTCAGATGCAAACGCCAGACAGAGAGCTTTGCGCGGCACAATCCCAGCGTATAAATCTGGAAACATCTGGATGATTAATGAATTTACACAAAATAAAGATCAGAGATATAAAAATAATCGTTAAAGAAAATTAAAAAATAAGGAGATACAAAGATGGAAGAGTTAAAAAAATGTTATCAGGAATTACAGAAAATGATCGCAGAAATTGAAAACAGACATGACACAGACATCATGGATTTTATTAATCTTGATGACGAAGTGAAAGCCGAGTATATGGGAGACTGGACAGAGAAAGACGTGCAGGGCTGGGAGTATCTTTTGAACAGAGCTAGCACAATCAGAAAAGCGTACAGGATCGTTGCGGAAGAATTGCATATCGGAGAATTTCTACCGGAAATTGACCAGTAAACATCGAGAAAAGGCGGCTTGAAATATAGCCGCTTTTTTTATGCCTAAAAATGGAACAAAAACAGTTAAAAAATATCTTATAATAAAATTATAAGTAAAATGATGGGAGGTGTGCGCCTTGGCAAATTTAAAAGGAAAAGTTAAAAAGCTTCAGACTGCGATTGTCCAGTGCGGACTGATCATAAAAATAAACCAAAATCAATTTTATAGCGACGACCAGAAGCGCATGATCACAATTTACAGAATCCTCACACCAGTGTGCACCTTTAAGAAAAATAGACAAGAATGGAAAACAGAAGATTATGAGATTCTTAAAACGGCATCTATCCCGGAAGTAATATTCTGTTTGATTGATATTTATAAGGCGGTGAGCGGATGAAGGGAGAACTCACACCGAAATGGAAGGCATTTGCAGACGAGTGGATAAAAAATGGTGGGAATGCCACACAGGCATACATAAGTGCTGGCTATAGTGAGAATGGAGCAAATAGAAGCGCACAAAAACTACTGTCAAAAACTGTCATTACAGAATATATAGCGGAAAAAATGGAGCAAATCGAAAAAGAACAGCATCGCGATATCATGTCGCTTGCAGAAATCCAAGAGCGCAGAAGTAAAATCGCAAAGGGCGAAGTTGTGGACGGTCTCGGATTCTCTCCAGACTTTTCCGATCAGCTTAAGGCAATGGATGGACTGGAAAAGGCACTGACCATAGCAGAAAAGCAGAAGATCGAGCGAGAGGAAAAGGAAAAGCGAGAGAAATCGGCACTCTGGACGATCCCGATCACGGACATTACATCCGACTTTGTGGTGATATACCGGACAGTACATGAAGCATTTGCCGGAGAGATAGACATACACGAGATCATATCGAAGGGTGGGCGTGGTTCTATTAAGTCCAATTTCTGGGGGAATCTTGCATATGAGACGATCAGACAGGATCCACAGGCGCATGTCGTATACACCAGAAGATTTAAAGTCGACTTAAGAAGCTCGGTGTATAATCAGTTTATGAAAACAGTCATTAGATATCATGATCTTGATAACTGGGATTTTAAACAATCCCCAATGTGTGCGGTTTATAAACCAACCGGGCAAATGGTCATGTTTGCCGGAGCAGATAAGCCGATCAGTTTGAAATCGTTCAACGTACCTTTTGGCTATGTAAAGCTTTTAATTCATGAAGAATGCGACGAGATGGCAGGTGTAGAGCAAATGGATAACATTGAAGATACTTTCCTGCGAGCAGATACACCAGCACTCGACATAAAAATTTTTAATCCTCCGAAGTCAAAAAACAACTTTATGAATGAGTACACCGAAGAATGTAAAAATAAGCCACAGACACGGATCTGCCACAGTTATTATTATAATGTCCCGGTAAAATGGCTTGGAAAGCGATTCTTCGAGCGTGCGGAATGGTTCAGGATTCATAAACCATTATATTATAAAAATAATTATCTCGGAGAAGTCACTGGAACGGGAGGCGGAATCTTTGATAATTTAGAAATACGAAAAATATCGGATGAAGAGTTAATGACATTCGATACAGTAAACCACGGCTTAGACTTCGGATACACTCACCCACAGGTGTTCAGTCAGAATTATTATGATTATGAGACGGACACACTTTACATTTTCGGCGAGGTTTATTCTAAAAAGTGCAAAAACTCTACCTTTGCCAGAAAGATAAAGAAATTTATGAATGTCGAGATTATATGCGATTCTGCCAGGCCGGACGGAATAGCAGAGATGCAGGACTGGGGTTTTAATGCGATCGGGGCAAAGAAAAGATGGGGAAGTGGAAAAGGAAGGGATTATTGCTGGGAGTGGCTTCAGCGATGTAATAAGATTGTCATTGATCCAGAACGTTGCCCGAATACAGAAAAAGAGTTTACAAGGGCAGAGCATGAGCAGCTTCCAGATGGTTCATTCTCGGATGCTTACCCGACCTTAGAAGAGGATACGATAATGGCAAACATTTATGCATTGAACAGGATTATCATGACCAGCCGAAGGAATGACGGTCTTTATGATGATGAGGAAGAAGAAGACAGCGACGATTATGAGGATTAAAAAATGAATTTTTTTGAAAAAATAAGGGAGACGATCATGAAGTTTTTTAGAACAGATGCTGAGAAAGAATTTAATGTCGAGTTTATTACTTCTCCGGAGATCGAGAACTCACAGCAGAGATGGAACGACATCATTAAGGGGAGTCCTTTCTGGGTTGATCCGAAAAAAAATGACATTAGGACAATAAATTTCGCAAAATTCCTCTGCCAGTACACAGCAAAGAAAGCATGTATGGATTTATCAGTTAGCATAACAGGTTCAGAAAGAGCAGATTTTATTAATAAGTGCATCAGGGCAATGGTTGACACTTCTATCAGAGACAAAGTAGAAGATATGCTAGGAGTTGGTGGGATCATCTTAAAGCCGAACGGCTCAATGAACAAAGACAACATGATCGATTATATTATGCCGTGGGATTTCGCAATCACAGAAAAGACCAGCAACGGAGATATCAGAGGATGCATTTTTATTAATCGACTTTTAAAAGATAAAGTGTACTACTACCGGCTTGAATACCATCATTTCACGACCTCAAAAAATAAAGAGGGCGAAGAGATGAACGTGTACGAGATCCAGAACAGAGCGTTCAAGTCAAACAGCAGTAACTCACTTGGAAAAAAGATAGAACTGCATGACGTTCCTGAGTGGTCTTCAATTGAGGAAGCAGTTCATATTATGAACGTAGAAAAGCCGCTGTTCGCCTATTTGAAAACACCATTCAACAATACAATCGATTACTCATCTCCAGAAGGTGTATCGATTTTCTCAAATGCACTTATGGAGCTTAGAGACCTCGATATAGCATGGAGTAAAAAAGGGAATGAGGTTGAGGATTCTCAGCACATTACTTTTATTAATGAGAATGCCATGACAAAACAGGCAAAAGGCGGTACACGCACCTCAACAGTGGAGCTTCCTCGGTTCGTTAAAGGCTTGAAATTTGGGCTTGATTCAAAAAGTACGATTGATGAACACGTCCCGACCATGCTCACTTCTGACAGAATCACAGACATTAACAGTGTTCTTTCTATGATCTCGACAAAATGCGGATTCTCACAAGGGCAGTTTATCCTTGACAGAAAATCTGGAAGATTGACAGCAACACAGGTTGAAAGTGACGATAATGAAACGGTAGAGACGATTAACGATATTCGAAAATGCATAAAGACAGCATTAAAAAATCTCATTTATGCAATTAACGTATTCTGTGACCTTTACGGAATACCTGCCGGCTATGTGGATGCATTGGATGATGATGTACCAGACGAAGATATATTCTATTTTAAAGATTTGCTTGCAAGTTTTGAGCAGGACAGATCAAGAGCTTATAATTTAATGATTCAGGGCGTTTATTCTAAACGTAAATACCTTAAAGAATATGAGGGATTTAATGATGATGAAGTAGATGCCATGTTTGCAGAAAGAGCACAGGAAGATGCGGAAAGGAACAGTGGTGGTCTGTTTGGTGAGGAGTAAAATAATTAAAGGGATACCGGAGCTTTCAAAAAATGGTATTTTAAAAGGTGGATATATTATCCCTGAACCTGAACCGCCGGAGATGGTTCAAGTAAAGCTTCAGAAAAAGACTGCGATAGAGACGATTAAGTTTTATTTAGAAAAGTGATAGAAATGGATGCGTTAATATGAAATATAATAAAGTCATTGGAAGCTTTAATATTAAGCTTGATACAAAGCGAATGGATGAAAATTTGAGAAATGCTCAGAATGTTCTTGACGAACAGGTTGTAAACGACATGAGAAAATACACACCTATGCAGCAGGGCGATTTGAGAAACAAGACGCAGATAAAAGAACCCGGATTAATTACAGTAGATACACCATATGCGCATTATCAGTATGTAGGCGAACTTTATTTGACTGCGGACGGTAGATCATGGGCAAACCGTGGAGAAAAGAAGTATCCGACAGGAACAGAATTAAAATATCACACACCTGGAACAGGTAAACGATGGTTTGAAACTGCAAAAGAAAATCACGGTAAGCAGTGGATAGATCTTGTTAAAAGAGAGGTTGGAAAAGGATAATGCTTAGACCGGATTATTTTTACGGAAAAACTGATAAACTGGTTGAAATGTATCAAGATCTTGAAAATTGGATTATATCAGATATTGCAACACGATTGATAAAATCCGGTGAATTGTCAGGAACTGCCGATCGAGAATTGTGGAAACTTCAACAGATGGGACTGCATAACACCGAGATTGTAAAAAGAATATCTGAAATGTCTGGAAAATCAAGAAATGAGGTTCGCAGATTATTAAGGGATAGTGTAATGACATCATTCTCAGATGATAAGGAAGTCTTGACGCAGATATCAGCATCAGATATTATATCTCCGCTAAAAAATAATATGGCAATTCTGGCAATGAATGCAGAGTTAATAAAGACATCCGGTGAACTTGATAATTTGACAAAAACAACCATTAACCAGACACAGAAAGACTTGCTCAACATGCTGAATGAGGTTGATTATAGAGTTGCATCTGGAATGCAATCTTACAGCAGTGCAGTCTGTGAAGTTCTGGATAGATATGCAGAATCTGGTGTTATGGTAGAATACCCTGCTGGAACGAAGCGTTCTCTTGAAGCGGCAGTGAGGTGTTGCATCGTCACATCTATGAATCAGACTGCGGCACAGGTGACGAACATTTATATTGTACAAAATAAAATAGAGTATGTTCTAGTATCAGCGCATCCGGGTGCCAGATATGATAAAAAGAATCCAACAGGGATTCCATCTCACAATCACTGGCAAGGCAAGGCATATAAAATAATCGGGAGCGAACCAGGATTTCCGAATCTTCTTGAAAGTACAGGTTATACAATAGACCCTAAAACCGGAACGGGAACTGTTGTAAATCTCTTAGGACTTCACGGATACAACTGTAGACATTCACATGGACCGTGGCGAAAAGGCATGGTAAATAAGTACCTTGATGAAAACGGAAATGTGAACATAAATGCAGATGAAAGCCAGAAACTTTATGATTTGCAGCAGAAGCAGAGATTACTTGAAAGAGAAATTCGTAAAACAAAGCGTGAAATTATGGCTAAGAAACAGGAACTTGATATGATTGCCGAAACAGATGTAAAAGAGATCTTGCAACCTCAATATGATAAACTGGCATATAAACTGCGAATGCAGAATAAAAGGCTTCAATCATTCTGTAAGAATAATGATCTTCAATTGCAAGGCGATAGAACGAAGGTTTCTGGATTTAATAAAAAACAGTCTGCGATTGCAAATGGA